ATCTGCTGGTGCTTAATTAGTCTTATATAAGACTTACGAAGACCCCGCTCAAAAGGCGGGGTTTTTCTTTTTCAAAGTGTTGTATTTATTTTTAGTTGTAGTATTATTGGAGAAACCGGGAAAACCGGCTTATCAAACTGTCCCGGCAGACAGCATATTGATTGATAGGCTGATCTTATATGCAAGGACAATTTATTATGACTTTAGCAACTACCTCAGCCTTATGGCGTTCAACAGGTGGAGATTCCACTCGTACAGCTTATGCTGGCTCAATGGGCATGTACGCCCAGTTTTATATTGCAAATACTTCCTCTACTACCGCTAACGTAGTAGTTTCTTCAGCAACCAATGCTGCTGCTTTGATTCTTCCAGCAAATGCTGTTGTATCAAGTGTAAACATTACTAACCCTTCTACTGGTGCTAATTCAACCTGTAACATAGGGTTTACCCCAATTTCTGGTATTGGCCCCGGTCAAACATTTACTTTAGGCACTAACGTTCCTAACGCATTTGTAAACAACGGAAACGTAACAACCCGTCAAATTATTAATCTGTCTTCAACTTCTGTTGGTACAGGATTAGGTAATGCGGCTAATACAACTAACTTAGTTATTGTTACCTCAGCTATCGGTACTGCTGGTGCTGTTGGCGGCCCTGTTACTGGAACCCTTCATTATTACGTAGCTGACAGCGGTCAACAAAACGTTTAATTAATCTAGGGGGATTCGTCCCCCGCTTAAATCTTTAGGAGATTAATTATGTTTCAAACTGACGTTAAATCGGCCCACCAAGCGGTAACTGGTTTTTTACTTCCAGTAGCTAGAACTCGTGTAAAACAAATTACTTATTCTGGTAATGGTTCACAATCTGGCGCACTTATGCTTTTTGATACAACAGTTACTCCAGTGACAGCCAGTTATGCTAAAACTGCAAACGTAGTAACGGTTACTTCTACGGCACATGGACTTGCTAATGGTGCGATAGTTGGTATTGGCTATCTAAGCGCTACAGGAAACTCAGCAACAGACGGAAATTATGCAATTTCTAATGCTTTAGCTAATACTTTTGCTATTACAGATATAAACCTAGTATCTAACGTAAGTGGTGGTACGGGTTGTTACTATGTAACCAATAATAATCGTTGGGTTACTTCTTTTGATACTTTAACTAGCCAAACTTCTACGCAACAAATTAGTATTCCGGGTGAAGGTGTTTTAGTAACTAATGGCCTATATGCACAAATGACTTCTATTGGTTTTGTAACGGTATTTTATGGCTAAGAAAAAAGGCCCCTCTCTAGCAATAGGTCGTGGTGAAAAGCTTCCTGTTTCTAAGGGGGCTGGACTGACCGCTAAAGGTAGAAAAGCATATAATGCTGCTACTGGATCTAACCTAAAGGCTCCGCAGCCTGAAGGCGGAGCTAGGAAGAAGTCATTTTGCGCACGTATGTCTGGAATGCCCGGACCAATGAAAGACGAAAAGGGTAGACCTACTCGTAAAGCGGCTAGTTTAGCTAGGTGGAAATGTTAAAATGAGCGATATAGATCCAATAGAAACAGCTAGAGAACTAGCAACTCACGCCAATGATATTCAACACCTGCAAGACGATATGGACAAAATGGTTAAAGAAATGCAGGAAATTAAAGTGGCAATTCAAGAAATACAAAAAACTTTGGCTACTGCACATGGTGGCTGGAAAACAATGATGATGGTCGGCGGCGCTTTTGCTTTAATTGGTGCCATATTAGCTAATTTGTTTCAAGGATTTTGGAGTAAATAATGCCTAGCGTATCTAAAAAACAGCATAATTTTATGGCAGCTATTGCGCATAATCCAGCATTTGCTAAGAAAGTTGGCGTTCCACAATCTGTTGGTAAAGATTTTAATAAGGCAGATAAAGGTAAAAAGTTTGGTCTTGGAGGTGGAGTAGGAATTACTCGTGGTGGTGCTGGACAGATTAACAAGCAACAAACTAGACGTGGAAGTATTTATGGGGAACAAAAAGAAGTTCCTAATGTTAGTTTAAATAAATACATTGGCAAAAAAGAAGGTGGAACTGTGAAACACGACGATATTAAAGAAGATAAAGTACTTATCAAGCGGGCTTTTGGAATGCATGATAAGCAGTTGCACGAAAGTAAGAAAACCGATTTAACCAAACTCAACAAAGGTGGTGTTATGAAAGCTAAAGAAACAATGGGTCCACGTACTATGTCTATGGACGTAGAAAAAGGATCAAATAAATTATTAAAGCATGGCGAATCTGGCGTTCAAAATCGTGGTCATACTAAAGGTATGGAAGAGCGGGATTACAAGATTGAAAAAATTCAAGGTGGCGCTAAAGGCGGCAAAGGTACGTTCGGTGCAGCTCCTATCAAAATGGCTAAAGGCGGATCAGCTTCTAGTCGTGCAGACGGTATTGCTGCTAAAGGCAAAACTCGTGGGAAGATTTGCTAAATCATGCCATATACAGAAACCGGTGCTGAAAGAATTAAGCGTAAAGCTTATGAAAAGGGCAACAAGGAACGTGGAATTGCCGTAGAGAAACAAAAAGACTACGAGCGCTTTGGAACAACAGAGCAAAACATTCCCGTGGTTAACCCAATGGGTGACGTTGCTATGCCTATGTCTGCGAACATGAAAAAAGGTGGAAAAGTTATGCAACACAAACATAAAATGGAACACGATAAGAAACATGCTGCTGGTTTTATGCATGAGCAAGACAAAGCTAGCAAACACGCATCTGGTCACAAAATGCACCATGAGTATGTAAAAGCTATGTGCATGGGTGGCAAGGCTAAAAAATGAGAGCTAGTCGTGGTATGGGTGATATCGCCCCTTCAAAAATGCCTAGTGGCGTAAAGAAGCCACGTAGAGACAATACTGATTTTACTCAGTATGCTGAAGGCGGTAAGGTTGGTTTATACGCTAATATCAACGCTAAAAGAAAACGGATTGCCGCTGGCTCTGGTGAGAAAATGAGAAAGCCCGGAACTAAAGGTGCGCCAACTAAGCAAGCATTTATTAACTCTTTAAAAACAGCAAAGAAGAAATAATGGCTACTAAAAATTGGATTCAAGACGCAATTAAAAAGCCCGGATCATTACGCAAAGCGCTTGGTGCTAAAGCTGGAAAACCTATTCCAGAAAAAAAACTAGCTGCTGCGGCAAAAAAGCCCGGTAAATTAGGCAAACGTGCTAGGTTAGCGGAGACGTTAAAAGGTTTAAAATGAAACCAGAAGATTTTATTGACCGCCAAATGGAGGCGTCAGATAAGTTATTTAAGGTTATGTTTGAAGACCATAAAGAGCGTATGAAAGATATGGTGCTTTGGGCAGATATGAACTCTGGACTAATGAGAAAGTTAGACGAAAGAGACGAAACAATAGCAAGACTAACAGCGGAACTTGTCGCACTAAAAGCGGCTTCAGGACTATGAAATTTAGTTTTTCTTGGTTTACAAATTTATTTGGTCAGCCTAAAGTTGAGGTAGAACCTTGGCCTTTTCCTGCGCCACGTAAACCTAAAGTATCTAAAGCTACAACCCGTAAACCAGCAGTAAAAAAAGAACCTAAAAAAGTAGTAAAAAAGAAGGTTATAAAAGTTAAAAAATGACAACTACTGGTACAACTACATTTAATCTTGATATCAACGATCTAATTGAAGAGGCATTCGAAAGGTGTGGGCGTGAGCTGCGTACTGGCTATGACTTCAAAACAGCTCGCCGTTCTTTAAATCTATTAACGATTGAATGGGCTAATCGGGGCATTAACCTTTGGACAGTGGAGCAGGGTGTTATTCCAATGGTTACAGGTCAGGCTATGTACCCAATTCCCGTAGACACAATTGACCTAATGGATATGGTTATTCGCACCAATAACGGTGTTCAAAGTAACCAAATAGATATTAATATCAGCCGCATTGCCGAACCGACCTACATGAGCCTACCAAATAAGCTCGCACAGGGGCGCCCGATTCAAGTGTATATCAACCGTCAGTCTGGGCAAACAAACCCCACCACAGTCGTTTTAACGGCTAATGTAAGCTCTACAGCCACTACTATTAATGTAAGTGACGCTACTAATCTAGCTTCCGCTGGTTTTATTCAGATTGACTCTGAAACTATCAGCTATCCAAACGTTAGTGGAAACCAATTAATTAACTGCGCCCGTGGGCAAAACGGCACTACAGCAGCACCTCATTTAGCTGCGGCAGCAATTTCAGTACAAAACTTACCCTCTATTAATGTCTGGCCTACGCCAAATGCACCGGGTAGCCAGTACACTTTTGTTTACTATAGACTGCGCAGAATTCAAGACGCCGGTACTGGGGTATATGTACAAGATATCCCATTTAGGTTTATTACCTGTATGGTCGCTGGATTAGCTTTTAATCTAAGCATGAAACTGCCAGACGTAGACCCTAACAGAATTATGATGCTTAAAGCGGACTATGAACAACAATTCCAATTGGCGGCAGACGAAGATAGGGATAAAGCCCCAATTCGTTTTGTACCAAGGAATACATTCTATGCTGGAGGTGGTTAATGCCACGCAAGGATCTTGAATCTCGCAAGCAATATCAGAAAGAATACGCACAACGTAATCGTGATAAAGCCTATGCAAAAGTTAAAGAGTGGAGATTGGAAAACCCAGAAAAACGTGCAGCACAACAACAGCGATATGCACAAAAACATCCAGACAAATTAATTGCAAAGACTGTTCGTTGGAGAAATTCAAACCCAGAACGAGCTGCTGAATTGGCTAGACAGGGTAGATTGCGTAACAAAGACAGAATCATTGCCAATAAAGCAAAATACCGAGCCGGAAAGTCTAATAGAACTCCAGCATGGTTGACTGAAATTGATTTTGAACGGATTAGAAACGAATACAAATTAGCTGTTTTACTGACAAAGGTAACTGGAGAGCCTTGGGAAGTTGATCACGTTATTCCATTGCATGGAAAAAACGTATCAGGATTTCATGTCCCAAGCAATTTGCAAGTTCTTCGCGCGTCAGAAAACAGGTTAAAAAACAGTAAGTATGAGGTAGAATATGCCTAATCAGTTTGCGTCTGGAAAGTACGCAATTGCTGAATGTGACAGATGTGGTCAGCGGTATAAACTTAAGGAATTAAGAACACAGACAGTAAAAACTAAACCATATAAGATAAAAGTATGTAAAGCCTGTTTTGACCCGGATCACCCACAATTACAGCTTGGAATGTTTCCTGTGAATGATCCACAGGCAGTTAGAGAGCCAAGGCCAGACGTCAGTTACCAGCAGTCTGGTAACAACGGTTTACAGATTAACATTACTGGTGTTGGTCCAGATGGATTTGGTAACCCAGACATGGGTAGTAGAGTTTTTCAGTGGGGCTGGAATCCAGTAGGTGGTTCCAAAATATTTGATAATGCGTTAACGCCAGATGACTTGAAAGGTTACGGGCAACTTGGTACAGTAACGGTGTCTATTACATAGGAGTAAATTATGACATTCAAAAAAGAAGCAGACGGAGTAACGGAGCATGGAAAAACCAAAGGTAAAAACCTTGGTGATTCAGGTCCCAATGTAGGTATTGAAAAAGGTCCAATTAAAGGCCCGCAGAAATTGGGTAAATCCATGAAAGCTGTAGGTCGTAATATGGCTCGTGCTATGTTGCAAAAATCTTCAGGAAGAGGTCGTTAATATGGCTACCGCTAAAAACGTTAAACCAACTCCAGCGGGCAAATACCCATTGGGTAACGCTAAAGATAATAAAGACGCTAGTGTTTATGCTAAACCGCATAAAATGTCTGGTGCAGCTCTTGGTGGTACAGAGGTTGACTTAGGTGTTTGTTATGCAACCGATCCTAATACCATGAGTTCTGCAGAATCTACTCCCGGTGGTATGCCAGCCCGTACTGTAAGTATTGGTAATAAGACTCGTGGTCCTAAGACCGAAGGCATTACTATGCGTGGTTACGGAGCTGCAACTAAAGGTATTAAATCACGTGGGCCTATGGCTTAAAGGTAAATACTAGTGGATTACAATACCCTTTTCTCGCAAGTTCAAACCTATACAGAAAACATATTTCCGGATACGTATCTTGCTAATGGAAGCACGGTCAGCTATACAACGCAGATT